AAATATAGACTAAGTGATGGTTTATTAAATCTTAAAAAGAGATTACTAGCATTTCCTTATGTTGAACATGATGATATTGTAGATGCATTTTCAATGATGCTATTATTTGTATTTTTAGATAGAAAGTTTATGGTATATGGTAGAGCATTTAATCAAGAAAATGTAATTGATACTTCAACTATTGAAACAACTTATTCTATAATATTATTTAATAAAGAAGGAGATATTTGGAAAGCTTGTGAAGCATCAATTAAGTATGGTATAAATATGAAAATTTGTATCAAAAGAGAAATAAAGTTTAAAGCGTCTGTTGAAGAAGGTTTAGAAAAATTAAAAGAATTTGGAATTAATAAAAATGTATTTATTGATTGTAGTGATACGATTGCATTAAAAGCAGTATATACAAAAGGTTTGAGTATTGAAAGATATACAATAGATGATTTTGATAAAAGCGTTGCTCAAGTAAACTTAGCATTTTCGAAAAAGATTTTATTAATAGATAAATCTTGTAAAAATACAGTTGCTGATATTAGTAATTTCAAGTTTAGTAAAACAAAAGATGAAACATCAAAGTATGTAACAACAAAAGATGGATTCTGTGCATGTTTAAGAATTGCTTTAAAAGCATTTGGTGGTATTCACTAGAGTTTACTAGAAAATTTTAATTTATAATTATATACATTAAGAAAGATAAAGTTCTCAGAAATTAATTTTAGAAGGAGTTAAATAATAAAATGAGTAATTTTTTTAGAAAAGTAGAAAGAAATCAAAAAAGAAATAAAGGTGAATTTTTAGAAGAAAAGCATAATACAAAAGCTGAAGATAAAAAAGCAAGAAAAGAAAGATTAGAAAAAATTAAAGCATATAAAGATGCTAAAAAGAAAGAAGAAAAAAATGTATAAAAATATATTTTGGAAAATTATTTGTAATATTGCTATTAGTTGGTGGTGTTGGTGGAGCAATACAAGATTTAAGAACAAAAAAAGAAAAAACACAGGAGTTCTTAGTGAAGACGTTGTATCTAATTTAGATGATATAAAATTATTAACTAAAAAATTAAAAAAATCTTTTACATACACTGATGATAGCTATGACCAATTATGGGATGCTATTGTTCCACCTCCACAATTATATGAAGATTATGTTGGAGGATTAGTTAAAGATGACTGTGATGGTTTTCATGCTTTACTAAGTTATTGTTTATTTAATAATAAAATCTATTGTTGTTTACTAACAGCAAATACTCCTAAAGATGGACACTGTATATTATTATTTTACTTTGAAAAAAAGTGGTATGTGGCTGATTATACAAAAATATATTGTGGATATGAAACAATAGAAGAAACTATTGTAGAATATAATAAAATATATAAAGAAGTATATAAAACATCAAATGTTGTTATGAACGGTCTTTTAAAATATGATTATGATAAACAACAATTTGTTAAAATGAATTTGAAAAAAATTTATAACGATATGAATTTGTTATATCAAAAAGTTATTGAAGAGTATAAAAAAGTCGTCTGAAATAAAAAAAATAAAAAATTTTTTAAAAATTTTGCAAAAAAGTATTTACAAACCTTTAAAATTGTGATATAATATAACTATAATTAATTAATAATAAAAATTAATTATAAAGGTGTATATTTTTAAAGGAGAGTAAATTATGACACAAAAACAATTTAACAATTTTGATTTAAGAGAACAATTAACTGACACACTGAAGAACACTTGGTATTATCAAGAAAGAAAACATGGATTAAGAATTAACAAACATTCTGTAGTATTTGATAATTATTTTAAATTTATTTTAAGATATCATCCAACAACTTATTATCAACAAGATGAATCATTTACTTATAATAATGAAACTTATGAAATTAAAAAAGGTGAAATTGAAGAAGAAAGTTATATTGATATAATTAATGAAAATGGTAATAGAGCTGAATTATATTTTGAAGATAATTATTATTCAGATGAAACTAAATATGCAAACAATCCTAAATATATTTTAGAACATATATTATTATACATTGCTAATTGTATTTAAGGAGGCAACGTATAATGTTAGTAATTAATAAATCAATTAATAAGTTTGAATCTATTATTAATAAAGGATTTACGTTAGTAAATAATCTTTGGACAATTAATCATAATTGTGAATTTAAAAAATGTACTGGAACATCAAGAAATGGTTTATGTAGAAGATTAGATGATAATAATTATCTAATTAAAATTAATGAATGTTTAGTTAAAGAAGATGATATTTTAGAAGTTGTAATTCATGAATTACTTCACTCATACCCTGAAGTTTATAAAGATGGACATAAAGGCGAGTGGAAAGTAAGAGCTAATGAAATATATAAAAAATATGGAATTAAAGTTCAAAGAACAAATTCTTTTGAAAAATCAATAGAAAAAACAAAAAGAAAAGTATCAAGAAAAGTTTATCAATTTAATTGTTGGGAATGTGGAAGAACATGGTATTATTATAGAAAACCTAAATGGTATAATAGAATAGATGAGTGTAAATGTCCACATTGTAAAACATATAGTATTGGAGAATTATTATGAAATTAAAAATAGTAAAATTAGATGATGCACAAATAACTGACCCTAACGATGAATTATATGATTTACAATCTAAATATGATGTAAAAATAAGTAGAAGTAATTCATCAAATGCAGTTTATATATTTAGAAAACCAAGTAAAAAAGCTAGAATAGGACATTATATAAATCCTAACTCTGAACATTTAAAAAACTTTTTTATAAATTTTATTAGAAAAAAAGTTGACTATCATACTGTTGAAGAATGTATTAAAAAAATAATTAATGAATTATAATATATAATTTAGGTTAGTCACCTTCTTCATAGACTATAAAATTGAAGTTATGAAAAGAAGCAACTATGAACTCTGAGTAATGTAATTTTAATCGATAGGTATTGCTTTCCATCGATTTATTAGTTCAAAATTTAACTTCTGTTAAACTTTTGAAATCAAAACATATAATTATAAGGAAAATGTAAAATGTCAATCTATGATAAATTATACAATTGGCAAAAAACAATTGTTGATACATATAAAGAAAAAATTTCATTTGGACTCTGGCTAGACATGGGATTGGGAAAAACTCCAATATCTTTAGCATTTTCAGAATTACACAAATGTAATAAAATAATAATTATCACATTAAAATCAAAAACATTAGAAACTGAAAATGATAGAGGCTCATTTTTACATTGGCTATCTTTTTCTAATATGAGTCCATATAATATTATTACAAAACAAAATAAAGAAATTAAATATACTAATAATGATGTATTATTAATTAATTATGAAGCATTATTTAATAGAAAACAATTTCTATCTAAAAAAAATAAACAAATACAATTATCTGATATTGTTAAAGACTTTATTGATAATATTAAAAAAGATGATAGTGTTTGCTTTATTATTGATGAATCTCATAAAATGAAAGAAGAAACATCAAAACAAACAAAAGCTATTTATCAAATTAAAAAACAAATTAATTTTAAAAGGTCAAAATTGTACTCATATTTACTCACGGGTACACCTTTTACAACTGGCTATATAGATTTATATACACAACTTCAATTTATTGGATGTAATATTTTAAAAGGACAATTTATGAAAAATTGGTGTATACGAGGAAATTTACCAGGCTTATTAGGTTATCAACAACCTATTGTTGGTTATAAAAACATTGATTCATTATTAAAATTAGTTGATAAATTTTCTATATCATTATTAACAAATAGTGTTATTGAATTACCTGAGCAAATATTTACATATATTGAAGTTCCTCAATCAACTATTTTTAAATTATATACTTATGAATATTATAAAACTTCAATAATCAATGAAGAATTAAAAAGAAGAAATTTATTACAAATTATTACTTCTAAAAAATCAATAGCAAATCCTTTTTATAGAAATATTGACTATCCTTCAGAAAATTATTTAGCAGAAACAATAGGACAATTTATGTTAAGAGCTAAAGAATTATCTATTGGTTTTCAAGGTAATGCTGAAAAATCTATTTGGTATGACACTTCACGATTAGAAAAATTAAAAGATTTTTTAAAAAATAATCCAGACAATTATTTATTATTTTATAATTTTACTCCTGAATTATATGAACTTTATAATATTTGTGAAGAACTAGAATATAATATAGATGTATATTCTGGTGAGATTAAAAATTTATATTTTTATAATAAATATTCAAATCAAACAGAAGAACAAAAATTTAATAATAAAAAGAATATTATTTTAGCTAATTTTGCAAGTGGTTCAACTGGATTAAATTGGCAAGAATATAATAAATGCATAATTTTTTCAATACCTAATTATAGAGATTATGCACAAGGTATAAAAAGAATTCACAGAATAGGACAAAAAAATACAGTTATGTATTATATATTTAAACAACACAATTGGATCGATAAAAGAATGTTGGAAGCATTAAATGATAAAAAAGAGTATAATACAACATTATTTGAATATGATTTGATGGAGGAAAATAAAAATGAAAGAGGAAACTAAACTTCAAAATAAAATTACTTCTTGTTTAGATTATTTAATTAAATCTAAACATGCTCCAATAATTTATGAAAAAAGAGTTAATCGTGGATTTGCTTATAAAAAAGGTAGTCCTGATTTATGGTTAGCAATATGTGGAACGCATATTGAAATAGAATTAAAAGTTAATGATAATGAAAGAACGCCATTACAGATAAAATGGGAAAAAAGATGTAGAGAACGACATTGCCCATATTGGTTATTATATTCTTTTGAAGAATTTATGTTTTATTTAAAAAAGATTTTATCTTTTGAGGGATATGAAAAGATTCTACAGAATTTACCAGAAAACTTTAATATATAATTATATATAAAATAAAAGATAAAGTTCTCAGAAATTAATTTTTGGTATCAAAAAGTTAAAACAACATATAAGTCTTAATCCTTTAATATTAATTTGCTCTTAAATTATAACAAATAAACTAAAAATATACACCAAAAAAAATATACGTTTTCCTTAGAAATTTTTAACAATTGTTGTTTTAACTTTTTATACATAAAAAAAGAGGATGTTTAGAGAAACATGAAAAACTCTACTCATCCTCTTTTATAAAAGGAAAATATATAACAGAAAAGTTTAATCTGCTGTATTTATTCTACCACTCGTTAAGTCCCAAGATTGATTATCAGATTCTGCTTTAAATTCTTGTGTTGGGATTTTAATAAAGAAACAATCAAGAGCTGTCATAATTTCATTTCCAGATAAATCTTTCAATGTTAAAGTTAATCCATCATAATCATTTCCAGATTGGTAGTATAATTTTACTATTTTCTTAAATAAACTAATACTAGGAGATAATTGATGTATAGAGATTGTAATTTTACCAGATAAATCTAAGTTTTTATCATGTACCCAAGAACCAGTTGCATCAGCCTTAGTTGTATACATATCACTATTATAGTCATATGATAAAGTATCTAAGTAAGAACCTTCACCACCAATAACTAAAGATGAATTATTTCCAAGACCAACACTTGATGCAAATGCTTCAGGAAGTTGTAAAGATAATAAGTATTTAGATAAACTATAAGTCATAATTAACCTCCTTAAATAGTTTCACCATTTATTGTTGCTTTTCTAATATTATAACTATCACCTAAAACAACATAAATATATGGTAATTTATGTGCTGCAATTTCAGTAGGGTCTAATGAAGCAAATGGTAAAATTGTGATTTTATAACCAGTAACTAAAGCAGTTCCTTGAGTGATTAATGTATAAGTTACATTATTTTTAACAATTGTTAAATCATCATCAGTCCAAACTTTATCAACTGATAAATAACCAGAATTTAAGTATCTATTTAATTCTCTAGACATTGCTGAATATAATGCTGTAACACATTCATTTCCTTTTAACTTTTGTGTTAAAACTTCAAATACTCTTTGTGATAGTGTTTGATGTAAAATAATTAAAACATATTTATTAATTAAATCTTCACCAGTTGTTAAATCACCACCAAGATTTCTATTAACTCCATTAATATCAATAGTAATATTCTTATGTTTATCAATAGCATGTTTTACATAAGAGTTCATATTACTAGGGAAGTTAGAAGTATTAAGAATTTCTTGAGTAAATGCATAGTCTTTAACATCATTACTCTTATAAACATCAACTCTACTTAAGTAAGCTGCAATTGTCATTTCTCCACCAACTTGATTAGTTTGGTCAATCATCTTAATTGCTAAATTTTTAACTTTATCAATATCAACAGTTGTTGTTCCATAAGTAATAGAAGATGTAGTAGCTGTATAAATATCATTAGCTAAGAAATATTTTTCAGTAATACCATAAACTTCAAAACCATCAATTGTTGAGTTATTATATTCATTTGCTAAAGCAACAACTGTTGAAATGTTATTAGTAATAGTTGTATTTACTACAGCTACAACAATAATTTCATTTGGTAATTCTTTTACAAATGGTAAAATAGCATCATAAGTAATTTCAGTTAATGCAGTTCCAGTATTTCCATAATTGGCATTAATTAAACGAAGTTTAACTCCACCATTATCAAAATATACTTTACAATATTTATAAATAGCTTTAGCTTTGTCTGTTGTAGGATCGAAATCTTCAACAGCTTCAACTTCTTCAATACTTGAATATTCAGTATAAGCATCTGTTGTTGGTGCAAATTTAGTATCAAGAGTAAATAATACAACTGTATCTCTAGTAGAATTAACGCTTAGAACATTCTTTTTATTGATAATATCAATATCAACAAAATGTCTAATATCGATTGAATTCATTTGAGTTATTTCCTCCTCTTTATTTTATTATATTGTGTTTATATCTATTTCAAAAGTATCAGATTCACTAGTAGAAGGTTCAACTGAAATTTGAGAAAATTCATATCGACATCCTAAAAATATATCTAAATCAGTTCTATTCCAATATGTATTATTAATAAATTCATTATCAGTTTCAATTGGAGAAACTTCTTTTAAATATATACCTTTATCATATAAATCTTGAATAACTTTTGAAGTTAATAATCTAGATTTTAATTTGTGTGCTACATAATCAGAAGTATTTCCATATATAATTATATGAACTTTGTAAGAAGAATAAGTATTAACTTTGTCCTTCTCGTCAGTATAGGACATATTATTAGTATCATCATGCTTTAAGAATTCAAATAGTAAAACAACATCTGTTGTTTCAATTGATGTATATTGATTATTTGTATTAGCAATTAATTTTGCTAAATCTACACCTCTTACTGAATTACTATTTAATACTTTTGTATTATCTAATTCAGATTGAGTAATCAAACATATTCTAAAATCTTTAACGAGTTGATTATAACTTTGAATTGTTGGTATCATACAATAATTTCTCCATTTAGATATTTAATATACTCAGCTAAATCATTGTATTGCATTAAATTAACTTCAATTAATGAAGCTTCTCTAACGCCCCATTCATCATAATCTTGAACATGTTCTACCATCAAATATCTATGTTTGTATTCTATAAAATCTCCATTTTTTATACGATATAGACTTTTACAAAAGAAGTCATATCTCATTTCTTCCATATTTCCTTCTTTTTGCAATTTTAAATCAACACCTTTTGATTGTAATGAACCAACAATTTTCTTTTTTGTATAGCCATTTACAAGTTGACCCATATCATTAACTGTTTTATCTGTTCTAACATACCAATCAACTTTTATGTCAAATTCATGTAAAACATCATCAAAAAATGTTGGGTCAACTATATGTCTATATACACTTTTTTCTGCCATGATTAATCTCCATTATTAATAAATGGAAATCTTACAGGTCTTCCATTTTTAGGAAATGGTTGAGGATTCGAAGTTACAACAAATATAGAAGGTAAAGATTTAGTAGCTAATAAAGCCATTAAAGCAGCTCCATAAGAAGTTTGATTCCAAAAAGCTGATTCTTTATTAGATAATACTGTTTTGTCTATATCATATGATTTACTAAATTGTCCTACACTAGCTTGAGAAAGTACGCCTTTAATATTTCCCCCTCCTGCAACTTCACTTAATGTTGAACCAGAAGGTACTTCCATATTATCAGCAACTAATTGTAAATAATGAGCTATACAATAACTCATTGCTAATTTCCAGTCACCACCAAAAATTGATTTAAAAATTTTAGAATTAGCAACTTCATACATTTCATTAAAATATACGTCACCTTCTTGAGTATTTAAAAATTCTTTAAATTGTGGCATCCAAACTAGAAACATTGCTTTTGTGAATTCAGGATTTTGTCTATTTAAGTCTAAACCATAAAAAGCCATAATTAAATCCCTCCTTTACTTTTTAAAAGCAAGAGATATGATATTTCACATATCTCTAACTTATATTTAATTATTCACCAGCTTCAACTTTAGTTGTGAAATCCCAATATGTAACAGGACCAAATTCAGCAGAACTTGTATTGTATGGTAATTGAATTTCAGAAATTTGTCCAACAAATGCAGAAGTATAACTCATCTTATCAATGTTAGGTAAAGTGATAAAATGTTGAATTGCATATGGAACATCTAATCTTACGAACATTTCATCATTCTTATAAGCAACAATACGTCCACATCCATTTGTACCTAAAGTATTTAATTGACTTCTTGATTTGAAAGTAACTTTCATTTCTCCATCAGCTTCATCAGAACCTAAGTTGTGTTCACGTAAGAACTTTCTTAATGTTGATGTATATAATTCAGAGAAACGAGAACTTAAATCAGTACCAACAAATAGTGGGAATAAGAATGTATCAGGTAAAATTGATAGGTTGTGACCTGAATTTAATAAATACATTTCGAAGATACCATTGAAGAATGCTACAACAACATCATCATTTAAACCTTCAAAACCATAACCAGTAGTTTCACTATTATCAATTGTTGTTACCATTACATTTGGATGATTGAATAAACCATAAGAATTAGGAGCACCAGTATAAGCAATACGTTGTGCAAATAAATCCCAACCAGCAACAATTGCCATCTTATAGATGTCTTTAATTGATTGTTGTAATGTGATTTTCTTCATCTTTTCTAATTCAACAAATCTTAAATCATAAGCAACTTGCCAAGTATAAACATTAACAGACTTTTTAGTCATACCAGCATTAACTCTTGGAATATAGTTAGCATCATTTCCTGTGATGTTATATTCATTCATAATACCAGCCCAGTCAACTTGATAGTAAGTTACATAATCAACAAATCCGCCACCAACATTAATTGGAACGTCTTGTTGATAAGTTACATAATACATAGGTTTAACAGGTTCAGCATATAATTTAGCTAAAGTTGTTGATAAAAATGCAAAGTTAGCATCATGAACTTTAGTATTTTCAATAAAAGGCTTTGAAGCTTTTAAACCATACATATCTTTTAAAGAAACAGCTTTTCCTCTTTGAGAAGGAACAATTGAATCAATATAATATTTTTTAGTTACTTCTACTGGTGTAAAACCATCGAAATTATTATAAGCCATATTCATTTCTTATTTCCTCCTTATTTAACATAAATTTCAGCAACTAAAGTTTCACCGTGTAATTCATACTTACCAGTAAATACTGTGTTAGGTAATGCTACAACTGTTCCGGAAGAAGCATTAGTTGAAGTAGTTAATTTTGATGTAGCTAAAGTAACATACACAGGAGCATTAGGTATAATATCTGTTGCAACTGCATTTGCATCTAATTCAACTGCAATGAAACCATTAACTAATAAGTTGAAAGCTTCACCAGGATAAGTATGAACTTCATTGTTAGGCCAATCTGCTAATTTAACATTTGTAGCAACTACAAAACCAGCTAAATCAGTAACAGCTGAAACTTCACCAGCTTTTTCATATAATCCAGTACTTGAACCGAATTTTACTAATTGACCAAAATCAACATAGTTAGCACCTTCTAAAACTCCACCAGCAATGTTGTATTTATCACTCATTGTTGGATAGCCAATCATAAACATAGGAATCTTATCTTTGATAATTAACATTATTTATAATACCTCCAATTTTTAACGATAGTTTGCATAACGTTTTGCCCAAGCACTAGAAACTTCATCTTCTAAGTCATCTGAATCTTGAACAGTAACTTTTTTCTTATTAGAAACTGCTGAGTCTTTTAAAGATTTAGAATCTTTGCAAGTATCAACGATTTCTTCTTCACTTTCTTCTTCAATATCTTCATCAGCGTCTGTAATTTCATCTTCCTCTTCAAATTCTTCTTCATCAGCATTTTCAGCAGGAGTTTCAAATTGAGCAACTAATTTGTCGATATGAGGGATTAAACGTCTTAATGCTACTAATTCTTCTGCAGTTAAAGCTTCAGCTGTTTCTTCAATAGGTTCATCGTCTTGAGGTGTAGCTTCTTCTTCAACTTCAGTTACTTCATAAGTATCATTATCTGCATCTTTGATTAAATACTTTTTCATAAAGTTAAAATTTCTCCTTTTCTTTCATATTTTATAAATATATTATATCATATACTTTCTTAAAATAATAACCTTCTGAGAAAATTATTTTTAAAAAGTAATATAATTATAAACTAAATTTTTCTGAGTCTACAAGTAATACTCCTTGCTAATTGACCTGTATCAAATAATGGATGATTTCCTTTTTTTCTAGCAGCAACTCTAGGACTATTAGGAGCTAAACGACCATCATTAGAATAAATAATATCTCTTGCATAATTTTCCATTCGTACACAAAATTTATCTAATTCTTTTTCACAATCTGTTAATTTCCAAGTACCATCAACAATGTTGTTTACTATTTTGTCTAATACTTTATTTAATGGTCCAGAATTAGCCCAATCAATAGTCATTTGTAATACAGGTCTAGCAGGAATGTTTCTTGTAGGTGAACCATTTTCATGTATGAACATTAGCTCAGCGTTAGTTAAACCAACAGATACTTCTTCTCTTTTAGTATCTTCATAAATAACACCAATCTCAATTTCATACTTTGAAAGTTTATTTAAAATTTGTTGTTCTTGTTCAAACATTTATTAATTTGAAGTATTTAGCCAGTGATTATAACCAACTTCAATAGTACCAGAAATACGTGTAGCTAATGCAGCATCATTAATACTAAAATCATTTACAACAAACATTTCATCGCCAGTTTCAGCATCAACTTCTAATTCAAAAGTTCCAACAACTACACCAGAAATAACCTCACGTGTTGTTCCTGCAATATTTTCATTAACTCCATATAAATTCATAGTCATATAATAACCATCTCTGTAAACAGTTTCATCTCCATCAAATATTTCATAGCCAAATAATAATTTTCTATATACTTCATCATCAACGCCAGTAAAAAGTTCTTTTAAATAGTCATTACTAATATTATCAATTTTTATAATTTTTTTAGAATCTTTACTTGTATCATAATTAATATAAGATTCAAAAATATCTCTAAGCTTATTGTCTCCTGAGCCCCAGTTCCATTCGTCTTCAGGTCCTATATAAGCATCATATGACTCTCCACCAATTTCACCTTTTACTTGTTCAATTGCTTTTTTAGATAAACTATCAGTTCTTCCACTAAATTGTCTATCAGCTGTACTTCTAATCAATGGTCTACTCATTATTTATTTCCTCCTTTTAAATCATAAATTGTAGTTTCTATTTGATTTGTAATCCATTCAGTAACATCACCAAAATTATTCATTATATAATCTTTCATTTCATTTGTAAAATCACTAAATATTAATTCTTTACATCTACATAATGCTTCATTTTGTGCATCAGTATCAAACAAATTTTTATTTTTTAATTCTTCAACATAAGTTTGATAAATGTATTTAACATTTTTAACAATTATGTTGTTTATACTCAATAAAAATTTTTGTAATTTTTTATCTTTAATGTTTAAACTAATCCAAGAAATTACAAATCCTGTTAGAGATGTAAACAACACTGTTAATATTGAGCCTAAAATTTCAAAGAATAGTGTAGTCCAATTCATTTTCTTTTCTCCTTGTCTTTATCTTTAAGATTATCTATTTCACAATCAACTTTAACAAAGTGTTGGTCATGTTCATCTATTTTTTGACCGTGTTTGTTTACTCTTTCATTTAACGTTGTATATTTTTCTGAAAGATTATCAACAGCATTTGTTAATTTATTGATTGAAGTTACCAATTTAACAAGTGGTACTATTAATCCAACAATAACTCCAAGAGCTATTACTAACATTCCAATAAAATAAGCTTGATTAATTTCCATACTAATACCTCCTATAATAGTTGAGTTACGGTATCTTGCATAGATGTCCAAGAAGTCGTAATATCTTTTCTACCTTCCGTATAACGATATGACGAAGCATCTAAATAATTATAGAAAAAATATAGAGTACTAGAAGAATAATTAAATACACCTGTAATATTCGCTTCTGATAACACAGTCTGGTCTGGATTTAAATAACCATATACTTGACCATTTACACTATGATAAGTATTTGTTGTGCCTAATATAGTTGCTATATTTGATGTAGTTATAGGCGTGTCATCAGTTAATAATACTTGTAAATAACATCTAATCCAAGGATATCTATTAGCAGTTTCACCGTATATAATTCTTATATTGTGTTGATATAAATGTCCACCAGAATCTACAGGAAGATTTGTTAAATTATTTAATCTCATATAACTAAATCTCCTTTATTAATGGTATTGTAATACTTGTATTTACTTTACTCCATATTGTAACTTTATTTGTTCCTGTTTCTACTATTGAACTATAATTTCCACTAGCAGCTTCTGTATCACCAAATTTTACATATACTACACTATCTTCAGTAATTCCTTCACAACTTAATACACATTTATAATCAAATCCCGTAATTGTAGAATCACTTACCCAATTTGATGCAGCTTTACTTTTAAATGCAACTCCTAAACTAACATCAGATTTTGTAAGTTCTCCTGTTCCACTATTAACTACTATTTCACACATAAATCTTCCACCAGATAAAGATGTAAGAGCTAATGAGCGATATACATAAGGAGAGTAATTTGATGCGCCTGTCTTAGTAAAATAACAATATACATTTGAACCATCTTCAAGTTGTTCAGCACCAGTAAATGTTTTAAAAATAAATTTTTCAGGATTTGCTTTTAATTTTGCTAATGTTTCAGAATCTATAGAAGTAACAAGAGCACTTACTACATCAATAACAATAACATCTTGTGGAACTTTATATTTAGTATCTCCTACTTGTAATCCTGTTAAATAATCTTCAGTTCCTAATAATGTAGGATTAGCTTCAACAGTTTTAATTTTATATTTAGCATTTCCAATTTGTAGTCCAGTTAATTCAGGTTCAGTACCAACTAATGTTGGATTAGCTTCAACTGTAACACCACCAACTTGAATATATGCTAAACCACTCCATCTATATGTTAGATTTGTTGCTAAATCAACATAGATTTTACCTTCTTCAGCAGTAATTTCTGTTTGATAAGTATCTTCTTCATAGAATTTTCCATCATGCAAATAACCATTAATTACATCATCAACATAACTAGGTAGTTGAGATTCTGGAACTTTACCATTGACTAAATCTGCCTTGTTATCTTCTAATTCATCAATTCTTTTATCTAATGTTTCCAAAGATTTTTTAGAGAATTGACGACTAGGATAGCTTCTAATAGTACCTCTTTTGTCAACCATTATTATTTACCTCCTTTATAAGTATTAATTTTTTTCATTGTATTATCTGTAAGTTTTTTAGAATCTTTAACTGAATCACGAATCTCGCCTTGTCGTCCAGAACAACTAACATTAATATATGGTTTACCATTTTTATTAAGAAGTTGAATAATAGGACCACCAGGACCATTACGTTTAAATCCATGTTTTGTATATAATAGATAACTAAGATACTTTTTAAAGTTAGCGAAATCACTAGGTAAATTTCCTATAATATAGAAGCTAAAGAAAACGTCAGTCTTGCCATAATCATCTGTTTCAACATGATACCAAACATCAGTGAATTTTACTCCAGGATAGTTAGATTGTATTTCTTTAAAAATAGATGTTGCTGGACTATCGTTAACTTTTGAATCTTTTAGCGTTCCTTCTTTATATAATCTTTGAGCTATTTTTTCAGCTTCAAGTCCTAATTTAATATATTCATTGTATTGACTTCTTGACATTTCAGTATCAATATCATCATAACTATCAGCTTTACTAAATCCTGGATGAGGATGAATCAAATCTTGAATTGTTAAAGGATCGTATTTATCATATTTTTTACTTATTGATAAAACTTTATTGATTTTAGTCATATCTAAAGAATCATCATCTTTAGTTTTTGAATCTTTACAAGCAACAATATCTTTTGAATAAGGCTTTCCTTCTTTACTTCTTGTCATAATGTAATAGCCATTTGCTGTATGATATAAGCCAAAACCTTTTTTCTTAAGTTCACTTAAAGATTCTTTAACAATTTCAATTTCTTCCATAATTCTTGGAGATTTAACAGTTTGACCTGTTCCTGTAACATCTTCAGGTAATTGCCATTTTGAATCTTTAACTTTAGCATCTTTTGTTGCTTTAACAACATTGATTAATTTTTTGAATTTTTCTTCTTTAGTTAAAGAATCATTCATATGTTTTCTCTTGTAATTATTCATAACTTTAATAGCTTCATCCCAATTATCACAAGATACCAATAATGTTCTTTTTTGATTTTGACCATATTCATCTTGTTTAATAATATCAATCCATAAATTTCTTGGTTGTTCTACTGGACCATTAGCATCAATGAAGATTGTATGAACCATACCAGATTTATCAACTCTATTAGTATGTAAATTTTCTTGTCTTTGTTTAACTTTATTAACTAAATCAGCAGGATTGAATTCAGCTAAAGTACCATTAATATATAATGAATCTTTTAATTCTTTTTCTAATCCTTTTTCAGCTTCTTGATATGGAGTTTCATCAACAATAGTTATACCATTATCTGCTCTAATTTGATATTTTTTATGACTTTCTAAATCTTCTACAGTTATAAAATTAGGATAAGAACTAAATTTTTCTTTTTCAATTTGTAAAACTTTATATTTATGACTTTTATCTAATCTATCTGATGTAATAATATCATTTTCTTTTAAATCAATCCAAGATTTAGCATCTTCAACTTCTGAATCTTCAATTTCTCCAGCAAATTCATTTTCTTTATAAAGATAATCAGGATGTAAATCATAATTAAGATATTCTTTAGCATATCTCTTTAAATTATTTAATGAACCTTTAATAACAAGATTATTTTCTCCTTGAAAATGATTCTTACCTAAATATTTTAATCCATAAGATTTTGCTTTTTGAATATCTTGAGAATCCATATTACCAGAAGGAAATAAATAAATGTAATCATTTGCATCTTCAATAGAATCTTCAAATCCTGCAATATAGTCAGGGTCAGTTGCTTTTACCATTTTAGCATTAGGAGCATATCTACTTATATATCTTTGTAAATCAGATTTTTTACCAAAAATATCAAATGTTCCTCTTTGTCTTTCAACTAATCCTAATCTTAATCTTTTACAAATATTATCTAATTCATTAACATCTTCATGAAAACTATGTAATGTTATTTGATAAATATCTTCATCATGAATTGAATCTTTTCTCATCCATTCTAAATCTTGATAGTTTTTATTTGCTCTATCTAATTTTGCAGATAATGCACTTAGTATATTCTTTTTATTAGGATAGTCGTACATCATAAAATGCATTCTACTACAGCCATCATTAATTAAATTAGCAACATCTTCATTATAATTAGAAATTCCTCTTTTTTTCATTTCTTCAGTTTCTTTAGTTAATTGTGTTAATAATTGTTGACCAACACTTATAAATTCTGAAACTTTAGTATCATCTTCTTTAGAAAGTAAATTTCTTGATTGTGCTGAGTTAGCTCTATCAAAATAATTAGCTAATTGACCAAATTTATAAGCTAAATTTTTTAATTGGTCTGAATCTTTAACTTTTGTAATTTTTAACATATTATTTATCTCCTTTTTAAACTTCTTATATATGCTTTAGCTTCTTCTAAAGTATTAAAACAACTTTGTTTATCTGTATTTCCATCTACTGCATAATGACCATCATCATAATAACTAAAAAATACTTCTTCAATTGTATGTCCTTGATATTTCATAGACCAATCTTTAGTTTTAACTTTTTTAACAACATTAATTATTTTTTGAAATTTAGATTCTTGAGAATCTTTAATTGAATCTATTAGTTCAACAACAATCGACGTATGTCCTCTTGAATTTGTTTTTGTTCTAATATCTGATGTTTTGAATCCTTTAGAATTTAATAACTTCTTTCCTTTTTCTGCTTCTGCTTCACTTGTAAACCAAATGTTTCCAGTTTCATAACTTGCAGTAAGATAATCAATATTATATTTATCTAAAACATCTATAGCTTCATCTAAGTGTTGTGCTCCTTTATAATTATCTTTAATCGAATCTAATACTTGAATTTTCTTTATAAAGAACATTCTTAATTTTTTCTTTAAATCATCTACATACATTTTAGAAGTATTAACTTGAATAGTATCATCAAATATTAAATCACAATTAATAAAATCTCTAGATTTTTGTAATAAATTTAATGCATCATTTGCTTCTTTATTATCATCAAATGTTATTCTAACTTTAACTGGTTTATCTTCTAAATCATCAACATTGATTGAGTCTTTATGTAAAGATTTAAAATCATCTTCATTAATAGAATCTTTAGTATGAAGAGAATCAAATTGTCTTACTTTAGAAGCTTCAACAATATAATCTAACTCACCTTTAAATGTTTTTGAATTTTCTGTATGATAATCAACATTATATTTTTTAGATTTAAGAATTTTTAATGCTGTTTCAGCTTCATTTTCAAAAGAGTATGAACCTTTAAAATCTTTTGATGTAAAATTATTAGTAGCAATTTTTAATTCATTTAATATTTGAGAATATGTAAATGGTTTTATATCTTCTTTATCTTGAACAGAATCTTTAAATGTTCCTGCAACAATATCTTCTAAAATTTCTTCTAGTGCATCGTCAACAGATTTTCCATAACCTTTTCTTTGATATTCGTCAAATTTATCTTTAACTTTATTATATGCTTTATCAAAGTCAATATCAAATCTATTACAATATTTTTTTAATTTAAAAGATTGTCCTGATGAAAGAATTCCATGTCCATCTTTAATTGAATCATGAATTGATTGTAAATATCTTAGCATGTCTTGTCTAACAACATTTAGTGGTCCTTTGAATTCTTTTTCAAATTTACCATTATTCCAAATACGACCCCAAGCATAAGAAGATTCTTTAGGACTTACTCTAGGGTATTTTGTAATTTCTTCATGTGTTCTCATACCAGGAGCTTGAATTTGAACATAAAATCCTTCTTTAGGTTGTCCTGCATCCCAATAATCACCATCTTTGATTTTTGCAGTTTTTAATTCTTTAATTGCATCATCTTTAGTTAAAATATTATCATTAGGACCATAATATGCATCTTGAACATCTTTTACTGAATTATATAATTTTATTAATTTATCTAATTCTTCAACTGTTATTTTTTCATTTTTCTTAACTTCTTGTAACCATTTATGATATTCTTCTTTTGAATTACAATTATTTAACTTTTTCTTTAATTCGTTATAATCATTTGAAACACTATCTTGAACAGAGTCTTGTAATAAATTCATAAGTTCATTTACAGAATAATTAGAATTGATTTTATTCCATACTTTACAAAGATTTTGTTCATTTCCTTGATTTGTTTGAATAGTTATATAATCATACTTATCTTCTTCTACTTTGCAATTAAGAGATTTAGCATAATTATATAACTCTGACCATTTATCAAAATTATTAGCTATCTTATTTCTATCCCAAGTCCAAGATTTAACTTTTCCTCGTTCATATAAAAAATGAACTTCGCCATTTCCTTTCATAATTTTTTTATCTTCAACGTTTGTATCATTTATACTATCTTGAATTCTAGCATTACCAGCTCTACCTTTTTCGCATAATGCTAAATGATTAATTCTTATTTTACTTTGATAATAATTTCCATTATCATCTTGCATTATTTGACAATCATACCCACAACTTAATTCTGTTTTTTTACCACTTTCAATTTCAGCAATAACTTCAGGGTCAGTAACAATAATGTTTGCCATAAGAACATCTTTATCTCCATCTTTACCTTGATGTACATCTCTCATGTAACCCATTGCTAAATCTCTGTGATTGTCAATATTAACTTCATTTTCTGGATGTTCATCGCATAAAGCCTTATTTTCTCCTGATGCAATAGTTTCAGGACTAAATACCTCTTCATAAGGTCTATCAACATCAATGATTGTTTCATCATCTTCAGAATCTGTAAACAATTCATTCTTAACATATTGTTGCTTTCCAGTTCTAGCAATAATAGCATCAGTACAAATTAAATAACCTTCAGGAGTCTTATATCTGTGAGGTCCTAATTTTTCAATACTTAAAAATTTCATTGTTTTCTCCTATAAATAATTTAATTATATTATATCATATCTTTCATTCAAATAATAACTTTCTGAGAAAATTATTTTCTATATTATATATATTCATTAATAAAGTTTTCTAAAAGTAATTCTCCATAAACTGTTAATACTTTGAAATTGCATTTATAATAATGATTATTTTCAATAGTTGAATCAAATGAAATAATATTCATTACATCATTCAATTCTAACACAGTTTGAATTACATAACTATCAATAAATCCTTTTTGTTTTACTTTATCAAATAATGGCAATCCTTTTTGAACATTATACCATAACTCACCTTTTATCAAATTTAATCTTTGCATTAAATCATCACAAACACCTTGTTGTTCAATTGAATAATTTTCATGTTTACCATTATCATCAAAACTATAAGGCTTCTCATTATTTACTTCTCCAACAAATTTTGCTGTTCCATCTTGATTTTTACCATAACTGCCAAACCAAACTATATTTCTAACACCATCTTCAGTTGTAAACACTTTTCTACATTTCATAAGAATCTAGCTCCTATACTATCAAACGTTTTAGTATTATTATCAAATAATGCTAGCTTAGTAACATCATCTATTGTTGTTCTAACATACTCAACTCCCATGATATCTATAAACAACATATTTGTGTTTTGATAAATTATATCTAGTGGAACGCCTTCGTTTATATTACTTACAACTAAAATTTTATTTGACATATATTTATCAATATAAAAACTAAGTAAACCATCAAAGTATTTTTTATAAAAATCTAAAAATGTTTTTCTTGTTCCATCAAAATTAATTTCAGCTATTTTAACTAATATTAAAAATGTTAATGTAGTATCATTAATTGCTATTATTTGATTATTAATATTCATACTTCTAACACTATTAGTATCATAGAAGAAACTAATATTATACAATCTTGCAAAATTATCTAAAATTTCACTACAATTAAATGTTCCTAATTCTCCAGTATTTGTTATATTCATTGCTTTTAAGAAGTTATCTCCTTCTTCATCATAATCACATAATAAATTCCAAAGAAGTTTAAAATGTTCTGAATAGCCAAACGAATTTTGTAAGTATAGAGGTATCTTATCTTTATAATACTTCCATTGTAATAATTTTTCTTTTACCATGTTATCACCAAAGTATTATCAGTTTCTACAATAGTAGGAGTATTAGAAAGATTGAAACATGTATCTTTTGTATTATATTGAACATAATCAGTCATATCAATAATTGTTAAATCATCACTTTGTAATTCAATTGAATTCATAACGTATGTTCTATTTTCAGATATCATTTCACTTAATAATTCGTATGTTGTAAACGCTTGACCTATCTC